GATTTCGTGCACCGCATCTATTTGCAGGTGGATTACACCCCGGAGGAAAGTGCCTCCTTTAACCAGGGCCACCTCCTGATCGACTACGTCGACCTCCTGGTGGGGGACACCATCGTCCAGCGGGAAACCCACAAAACCTTGTACATGAAGATGATTACATCGGAGGGGCGTAATGGTGCATTCGACAGTACAAGTAATGGGATGAATTACCTCCTCGGCGGACTGGATTTCCAGGACGTGGAAAAGTACCCCCGTCCCTACACTCTCAACATACCCCTGACGTTCTACTTCTTCGGCGAGGACAAGCTGGCCCTGCCCCTGTGTGCCCTGGGGCTTCAGGAGGTGAAGATCAGGGTTAAGTTCAACAGCAAGTCCCGATACATCGTGGACCCCCAGACGGAGGTGGACGAACTGACGACCCGCCTCAGGATCGAGTACGGATACGTGCCCCTGGCTGTGCGAAAGGAATTCATGAGTAAGCGACTGGACTACGTGATGGATGAAGTTCAAGTCGTCCAGCACACGACCCAGGGCGGGGGAGTCGTCACGGTGAAGGATGTGAATATTATAAACCCCGTCAAGGGGTTGGTATTCGAATACCAAGATTCGGGTCGGGTGGTGTCAGATCCCTTCAACTTCACCCGAAAGTCGTACCCGTCCTCCCTGCAGAGGGATTTCGTAAAGAATATTTCGGTCGTCATCGGTAACAACGAGTTGGCCACGAGTCGCAGTTGTACGAAGGACTTCATGAGGACGAGTCAATTCCACAGTGGTTACGACGGGGGGCCCCGGCTAGATATCAATTCAGTTTACTACGCGATTAATTTCTGTCCCAAGCCCCACGACAAGACGCCCACATCATACGTATCCTTCAGTCAGTCCACCACCAACATCCTGGTGGATCTGGAATTCCCCTATTCCTACCAGCTGACGGGTTCCGTCGCGGTGGGGACCATCTACGCCATAAGCATAAACGTCTTGAGAATCGAGAACGGGATGCTTACAAAATTGTGGTCCAACCCCTTCACCTCACTCTAGGAGATCTAGTTTTCCATTACTCAGCGTGATAACCTTGGGAGCCAGATATATGATATTCAGCAACGCTTCCAAATTGATCTCGACCGGTGTATTCACCGAGACCCGCGCGGCGGATCCGATCTTTACATACCCCTGGGTGTCTGGCTGGGCGGCCCCCGCCTGATCCTGGATGGATATGTCTGCCACCCCGCTATCGTCTATGCCCATCGACGATGACGTGGAGGGGAGGGACACCTTCCACTGGCCGTTGTAGAGGGTTGTCCACTCCGTGGTATAGTAAACATTTCCATCGTTCAGGGGTGGGCCAGAATAGGTTTTACCGATGCCCAGAGAGCTCCTCGGGGTGACCGCCCCGGTGAAGGGGTCGACGTACGGGGCGACGTAGGGAATCCTCAGGGTCCCCAGGATGTGATTGGTCCTGAAGTTGGTCAGATTGACGTCGAGTACGGTGTTTTCATAAACACTCTGAAGAAAGTGTGCGTCGTCTACCAGCCTCCCCACGTACAGGGACCACCTCTTGGATCCCTCGGGTGTCTGCTGGGTGCTAAAAATGATGGCGGAACTGTCCTTCCTGGGGGGCTTGAATAGCTTTCCCCTGAAGTCGGTTCCGACGGAGTCTTGCACGAACGAATAGCTAAATACCTGTCCCAGGTTGTTGCCCATCTCCACCGCGGCCATGTAATACGAAAAGAAGTCCTTGTGCATCGTGTCCAGCCTCTGTGTTCCGGTGTTCATGAATACCTTGGCCCCCATCATGATATTGTTGATCTTCTTGGTCTGGACATCTCCCTCTGTGGGGATGGCACTGAAGTACCAGTAGAGGCTCTTCACGCTGAGGGTCGAATTCAAGAAATAAGAATGTGATACCTTATTCAGGTCGATTTCGAGTTTGTCGGCCACCACGTTGTCGGTGCAAAATGAGTAGGGAATGGATCGGAGGTACATCTTTTCATCTCCAGTGACATTTGCCATTCCCATGGTCAACTTCACATCCTTCAGGTCGATTTCGACCAGCTTACACATTCCAGCGCTGTCGGTGTCCTCATTCTGCTTGAGAATGGCGGCGGGGACCCCTACGGACACCCTGGCCGTGCTGTAAATACTGACCCACCCCGTCGTATATGTGTCGTCTTCGGTATAGATCTTAGACCGGTCCTCGTTGCTAAACCCGAAATACTGCTGAGCGATGCTCGACACCCCCAGGTTGGAGTCACTGTTGAATCCCTTCTCATTTTTTTTGTAGTTATTCACGAATAGCGTTGTCGTCATGTACTTCTGGCTGTAGTTTGGTTTCACGCGGTGGTTACTCTTGAGGAGTTCGTAATAATTTTTTCCAATTCCAAAATGTGTCTCACACAGGATCAGGGATCCATAGATGCGTATACTCCTCGCCAGGTTCCACGACGATCGATATGCGAATACTTTATCTTGTTCCTGGATGACCACGTGGTCGAAGTAATTATCGAATTCCAAGAATTCGAGGTCCTCGTAGCCATAGTCCCTCCCCGTGTCGTCGGAGGGGGTGAGGGGTTTCACGGAATACAGTTCCGAAACGTCCCTAAGATTGAAATCGATGTCTATTTTATTGTTTCCCAGGGCGCAGAGGGGAAAGGGTATGCCGCTCTTGTACGGGTTAAAGAAAAAGGGCACGGGACAGGATATGAGATTCTGTTTCACGAGTCCCGGGCTTTCATCGATGTGGACCCCCAAATTCGTCATCTCGCCGGTTATGTTAGCCTTCTGGTAGTCGGTCGATCTCCTATGATTGTAGATAGAACTATATTCTCCTGAAACCGATTGAATCTCCCGACCCATGACCGACAGTATCATTTTATCGAAAATGCGATTTCCCATATCCCTAAAGACCGGATAGGGACTGAATGGCACCCTACAGGAGAAAACCATGGACGTCAGGAGATCCCCCATCCCCATGGGTTCCAGGGTATACTTGATGGACCCCGACCAGAAGCGGGCCCCCTTGGCATACACGTTGGTGGAAGTATAGTATGGTATGGATTCTGTAAATTGAGTAAATTCTGGCATCGTCGGGTGTTTATTTCCCGCGATGTACGTATCCTGTAGACCCACCGCAGCGAGGCCCATCTTGGACGCCAGGCCGGTATCGCCATGAACTCCCTTCATGTCCTTGGTACTTGGTGTGAATTTTTTTTCCGGTTTAAATTATAATGAACTGCGAGGAACAGGTCAGGGCAGAGATAACGCGGGCCATGAAGCCGTTCATGGAGACGGTGGGAATAGTTTCACAATATTACGTGGCGCGCTGTAACCGCAATGCAATCACCGACAACGACGTGGAGCTGGCCCTGAAGTACGTCGCCCGTAGCACGGAGATCCCCCTGGAAATGATGTTGAGCCACCTCTCCACCTACACCGTTCCCCGCCAGGACGCATTCGATAGCGATAAGTTTTCCCTGTTTCGGGGCGACGACGACCTCATGGAGTTGATCCACCAGGCCTACGATTACTGGGACGAGTGGGACCCCCCCAGCTTCCAGCTGATGCTCATTAAAAATTCCATAAACAACACAACATTTCCAGAAATTATAATCGAATCATAGGGTAGGAACCATGGAGAAGGTGCCGGCCCAGGAAGCAGCGAGGAAGGTGAAGGACGTGGAGCCGGTGGAGAAGGCGGAGGAGAAGCCTCTGGATCTGCGACCGACCGGTCCCGATTCCGGCCTCGCCGGGGTGTTTGACCACATCATCACGCTGGACTCCACGACCCGGGATCGCTCCCTCTATCCAGATTCGAATTCCTACCGGCTGGAACTATCACGATCCCTCTACAAGATTGAGAAAATATCTATGTCGGGTGCCACGATTCCGAATCCAGCCCACCCCTCCCACATTGGTCTCTTTTCCACCCGCCCCCACATCCTCTACGTCAAGTTAAGATCATCGCGATTTGGTGAAATCACGGATTCCCTGTCGGCGTCCGTGGGGGGTCCGTGGTTCGGACAGATATTCCTAGAGGATTACGACAACCCTCCGGAATATTTAAATATCAAGACGACCCGCGACACAGTATTTCAAACGGTCCTAATTGATATAATTGAAGATTTCCACGTCGAGTTGTTTTATTATGACACCTCGACTGAAAATTTTGAACGCTATCCCACCAGTTCTGGCGAATGTATATTCAAACTAATAGTGGCCTGTTCCCTGGACAAGAGGTATGTCAGGGACCGCGCCCCGCGGCGCCTCAAGGACCCGATCGATCCAGAGAGGAAAAGGCCGAACGCCAAGATGATTGCCGACGACTACATGAAAATGAAGGAGTCCCACTGGGTGGGCGATCAAAACCAGTCCATCCTCCCCTTCGAAAACATGGGTGAGGGAATGGCCAACCCCGTGTTTATTCCGTCTGCCATCATTCTCGTCGCCACCCTGGCCCTCATGACGTATCCGGAAGTTGCAATGCTCTGAGGGTTGGATCAGCCCCTCCCAGGGTTGCATCAATCCTCGAGTCCACCTTCACACGGCCCGGGGGATCGGCGGCGGGGGCGGCGGCGGGTGGGGGGGTGGTTGTCCCAGACAGGTGTTTTTCAATTTCGTCCAGGATACGTCGAATATCCTGGAGGCGTTCTGCAACGTTGAATGTTTCTCCCACCTGGCGGCGGAGGGCCGGCGGCAGAAGTTGCTTCCATTCATCTCCGCGCGTCCTATAGTCCAGAACCTTATCCCAGAAGGCCCTCAGAACTGGGAAAGATTTAGCAAACCACTCCCGATCCCTGGTAATGAAGACCCTATTCAATTCTGGGGGGTCGGGGAACGTCAACTCCTTGGGACGATATTCCAGGTACTCGGCCTTTTCCAGGTCAAATACCTCGAGCAACATCTGCACCTGGCACATGTAGTGTTCTGGTACCTTACCGTGCTCCAGTTTGCGGGAGATTGGTGCCTTGTATTCACAGAGGATGCCGCTCTCGCTGATGCCGTCGGGTGACCCCCCCAGCCATTCGTGGATGTCGTGTCTCTTCAGGCCGAATTCATACACTTTCTCCCCCAGGAGTTCCTGGTGCAACTCCAATATTTCTCTTTCATATTTATTTCCGTGGGCCACCGCCCTCTTTCCGAATTCAGAAAACTCCTCCTTGAATCCGCAGTATTTAGCCACCAGGGTGTCGGCAGTGGAGTACTTATTCACCCCCAGGGCCTGGCCGACATTCGAGGCGGACAAGACGTCCTTCCTGAGGGCGAACCACGCCTCCGTTCTTTGTTCAATTATGGGTTCACCCAACAGTTTCTTCACGACCGGATGCATCCTCCTCTAATTAGATGTGCCCGCTATCTTTAACTGGTGATTGTTTTTGCGCTGAAGAAGTTCAACATTTTCCATCTTTTCGAGCCGACGTATCGCCCAGTAGGCTCCCTCCTGTTCGGCCGCCTTCTTCGTGGATCCCCTCCCAATCCCCAGCTGATTACCCTGGACGAAAACAGCGACCCTGAATTGTCTCGATTCGTTGTGCTCCACCTGCCGATATTCGGGCAAGGCCCACCCCCGAGCCTGCAGTGCCCTCATCAGGACGTCCTTGTAGTTTGTATTGTGGAATATGGTTCTCATGTCAAATATGTCTGGGTTGAGGAGTAATCCCAGGAACCAGTCCCTGGCGGTGATCAGACCCCTGTCGAGGTAAATCGCGCCCAGGAGGGCCTCCATGACATCCTCCATGATGGAGGGATTGTAATTCCACTGTTTCTCGTAGCCCTTCTCGTCCATCAGGATGTACTTGGGAATTCCTATTTTCATCGCGATGGAGGAGAGTGTCTTGCCCTGAACGATTCGAGCTTTCATCTGCGTCAGGGATCCCTCCCTCTTCTTGTTCCCGAAAGTGTCATAGACATATTTAACGACAATCAGCTCGAGGGCCGCATCACCCAGGAATTCTAGATTTTCGTAGGACTCGCTGACGTTTTGATTCACCTCCAGCGACCTGGACTTGTGTGTGAAAGCTTTTGCGTAAATCTCAAACGAATTTACGCGAAAGCCAAGAAATTTTTCGAGTTCCTCCTGAGTAAAGGACATTTTATTATACTACACGATTAATCCTCGGTGCATTTTTTTACTCCATCAGGAAATGATGCTTCAATCGGGAATTCATGGTGAGAAACGTCAATTTGTTCCCGTTCTTGCTGGGTGATAGGAGGGCAGCGAGCCTATCGTCGGCGGCGATGTTCGTACCGGTCGATAGGTTGTTGTTCTTCACGTAGGCGTTCGCGATCGCGAGACCCTCCTTGCGAGTAGTGACGTGATCCGGGGGAAGTCCCGCAAATTCGGCAAATTCCCTGGAGATCTTACACTCCCTGTGGTAGACGGAGTTCTTCTTGCGTTCGGCCTTCTTGGACCCGGTCGGATCCTGTGAGTCCCTCTCGATCTTCTTCACGAACTTGTGAATATTCTTCACCTCCTTTTCAAGATTGTCTAGCTTGAGCATCATGTCATTGAGGATGCTCTCCATGGTTATATTATAAATGCACCCCACCCTTTAACTTACTTCGTCAGGAGGCTCCCACCGATTCCATCCTTGATGGAGTACATCTGGGTATCCCGGACGAAGGCGCCCGTATTGCAAAATCCCCCCGGAGCCCGGTTGGAGGAGTACATTCCGTTGTTGTCCTCGCCCACCCCTCCTGTGCAGTTCAGGTCGTGCTTCAGGGTCCACAGTCCGGAGGGGTCGGTCGTACCCTCGACCTCCAGCGGGGCCAGTTCGTACATCGATCGATTGTATATAGTTAAGCCGACCAGTACGATGAGGGCAACAATGAGGGGCAGGTATTTCATTTAGTATACAATTAGAATTTTTTTTTATTTCCGTGGGTGCGTGAAATATCAATTAAAGAAATCTCCCTATTATGTATACGGAGAAAATGTCAGATCTGGAAATAGAATTTACCAACGAGGACGACGGGATCATGATGGCCCTCGGTGAATCAGATAACGAGGGGGGTGTGGTGTTTGATGCCGGAAAGAAAGTACAACAGAGGAACCTCAAGCGTAGGAACAAGACCATGAAGAAAATCGAGAAGGCCAAGGCCAGGTTCGAGGCAGAGGAGGACGTCGATCCCTCAAGTTTCCTGGGAATGTCAAACAGGGGCGAGGTCCCCAACAGTGATTCCGACGCGGACCCGGAGGAGTCCAACTCTGACATGTCGGACGATGAGGGCCCCGGGCCCGAGGTGGAAACACCGGCGGTGGAAATGTTACCGTCCATGGGTTATAAGACAATCGACGATGAGAAGATGGATCTTCTCAACAAACTGCAACGCCTCCAGTCGAAGGGACACACAGTAAAAACCCTCAACATTTACTCCGACATAACAGACATCCGAGCAGAATACCAGAGGATCACCTACGGCATGGAGATAGATCAGGGGACCCGTTTCGCGAAGAAGATGCTGGTGACGGCCGTCAGCGGTCTCGAATTCTTGAACACCAGTTTCAACCCACTGGACATCGATCTTGAGGGGTTTGGTGACAACACCATGGAGAATATCGACGACTACGAGGCCGTCCTGGAAGATCTGGTCGTCAAATATCGAACCAGCGCCAAGCTCGCACCAGAACTCAAACTGATACTCATGCTTGGTGGGAGTGCAGCCCAGTTCCACCTGACAAAGACGATGCTTAAATCCATCGACATGTCTCGACCCCCTGCCAGCAGGTCTTCCGCCAGGGAGGGTGCCTCCGAGATGTCGGGGCCCTCCACGGGGGGGATCGAAAATCTAATGGCCAACTTCTTGTCGTCCAACGGCGATCGTCCCAGCACAGTATCCTCGAGAACCAGGGACGGTGTGGTCGAGCCCATACAGGAAGTGGAGGATGACAACCTATCAGTATCCGACATCGTGAGCGAGACTGAGTCCATGAACTCCAAAGAAATTTCCGTGACTCCCAAACGCAAACCCCGCCGATCCAAGAAGGAGGCGATCAACGTGTTAACAATTTAAAATTTTCCCACCATAGAATATATGAAACTCCTGGATGAGGGGGTAGAGGAAGTCGGCAATTTTGCCACATTTGAGAGATACGAGAAGCCAGAGCCAGAGAGGTACGTTCCCCGGGATATCTCCGGAAAAGGCTTCTGGCTAGATGTCGTGGACAACGAACTAGCCGTGATTCTCATGGTTTACATTTTGAGTATCATCCTCGTGACCTACCGTTAGTACTATTTTACACCTCGATACGCAAATCGACCTGTAAAATATTATAATTTCATGAAATTCCATGAGATTTAAGTAAAACCGCTAAATTTTTCTCGACTGCAGATTTTTTATTATTCGGTAATTTCATAATTGTTTTGAATATTTCACGAAATTCGTGATTCCTGCTATCCTCATGTACAGTGTCCAGTTTACTCTGGAAAGTTTGTGCAATACTTCCGGCGCTCCCTCTCCGGGTGGACCCGTTCCCGTGGGTGGTAATATGTGATTCCGCCCCCTTCCTCCCTACGTATAGCAATTTATCTGAAACACCAAACAATTGCAAATTAGGAATCTGTGCATAACAGCGGTCAATGAGTAGTGTGGGTTCTCTCTTCAAGACAGTAAAGGAGAGGAAACAATAAATCCCGCACATAACACCATCCGTAGTCCCCAGTACGGTAGTACGTCTTCCGTCGATCTCGGTGGGTTTACTGATAACGGTTAAAATCTGCATTAAATCGCCCAGGAACTTGGAAAGTTTCTCGGTGGTTCCGCCCTTTTCAGCACCCTTTCTTGTCTCACCAGGCTTCGTATACTTCTTATTTAAATACTGATGAAACTTCCCCAACTCACATGAATATAAATCGAGACTGGTGTTTCCGATTTTAAATTTACAGTCGTTGAGGTTGTACATTTGCCTAGACTTTGGTTTGACTTCCCGGAGGGTGCTGACCTCTTTCCTCAGCCCCCCCTGGGGCATGAGATTACCTGGGTCAACACGATTAGCCAGTGTAATTAAAGATTTCAAATAGTACCCATCCCCTCCCTTATCCTTAATCGTCGATTTTTGAATGAGAGATGAAATGGCAGCGTCTTTAGAATCACTATCTATTGAGATATAGATAGGGTCTTGTGATGGATTTTTTGCATAGTCCTGTAATTTCATACCAGGTGGGATCGTCATGGGGTTTTGTATACCGAAAATATCGACGAGATTATCTTTTAACTTTAGCTCGAAATTGCTCCTGGGTTTGAGACACTTTTCATCAATGATATCGTGAATGATCATTTTTTTCATGAGGTTCGTTGGTTCGGTGGGGAATATTGGGATTTTGCTATTATTAAGGCTATTGGGGACGACGTCAATATTATTTACTTCATCAGTCCCGGCAAATTTTTTCACGATGTCACTTTTCAAAAATTCCTCAAATGTCATGCTGATCGTGCCATCGTGACGCATGTCTAACCACATTAAGAGATAAAAATTTAACTTATTTTCTCCTTTTAAACTTATATTAAGGGTAAGGGGTGAATTAATGTCATCGAACTTAAATTTCGATCTCATATGTCTAGCGATTAAACCAAACTCTATCTTCAGGCGTTCATGTAGTAAACCTTTATTTTTTGGATATTTAATTCGTGAAAATGCACTAGCCTGAGTAGAATAGTATATGGAGTACAACATATTGTAAACTCTAACGGACACTCCATCCTTCGGTATTGTTCCGAAATATTTTTTGGTAGTTTTCGATTCTTCGTTTATTTTTTCTAAAATATTCAAATATTCTCTCTTCTTGCTTATGTTTCTTTTAATTTTAGTTTGGGTGGCTCTTTTACGTCTAGTCGGTAATGCGATCACCCGAACACTCTTCCGCCTGACCGCTTTCTCCGTTTTATCGGTTATATCTTTCAAAACAGCATTTTCAGCAGTCTTGTACTTCGTCTGCTTAATCTGATCTATCCGAGCGCTCCTCCGCCTTATCGTCGATTCGGACTTGACGGGGGTGGGTGTGGGGTTTCCCTTTCTCTTCGTCTGCTCGCGAGCGCTCCGCCGCCTTATCGTCGATTCGGACTTGACGGGGGTGGGCGTGGGGTTTCCCTTTCTCTTCGTCTGCTCACGAGCGCTCCGCCGCCTTTTCAATGATTTGGGCCTGACAGGATCGGGCGTGGGGTTTCCTGTTCCCGTCGTCCTCTCGCGTTGTTCGATCCGAGCGCTCCTCCGCATTGTTTTGAGGGAGGCCATCTGTTCTCGCATCCTTTTTCTCCCTACCACCTCCCTTGCTGTTTTCGGTTCGGACTTTTCGGGAATGATTGGAAAGGCATGAGTCGAACCACCGGATTCCATGGGTGACACCGGAACAACCGGACTCCTGTCCTCCGCCCCTGTCATGTTATTATAAAACAAAATATATTTCATAGTAACAATTAGTTTTTTTCGAATTTCGAACAAATTTGTTCGAATCCCAGAACATATAGGGCGATTTTTTCGTCCCTCGTCATGGAGAGGTTGCCTAGATTTATGTCGGTGTCTATGATTACTTTATTAGGGAAATTATCGTAAGTTTCCGTATTCAGCAACGACGAGGAAAACGTCGTGAATACGCGGTGGGAAAACTCGACGAAGTTGGTAATACCCTCGTCGCTGGGTCTAATCAGATTATCTCCCAGGGCCACGATGAGAACGTCCTCGGGTCTCATGCCCAAAAATGGGGAGAGGGGGTACTTCTCCAGTGCGGCCGCGTCGACATAGAGCTCCCCATCGATTGTCACGGGGGCGAACACAAAGGGCACCGCCGACGAGGCCGCCATGGCATCTACGATACTCAAATCCGGGTGCGTCAGGTGACTGAAGTATATGGTCCTGGCCCGGTGGAGATTGAAGGCCGATATGTGCAGGTCGATTTTCGTCATGTTGTAGAACTCTTTCATGGTCATGGAGGGATTAAACCCCATTTTCTTCATCACCAGAGTTAGAAATTTCTTCCAGTGTACTATACCCCCCCACGAGGTGGTGAGATCCACTATGTTGAATTTTGTATACTCCGTCAGGTCTTCGAAGATGACATTCTTTATGGATGGCTTCAATGACATCGCCGCAAAGAGAAAGGCGGCTATGGACCCGGCAGACGAGCCACTGACCCTATCGATGTGCTGCGCCACCCCCCGGTCGTACAGGGCGTCGCAGGCGCCCGACAGACTGTAGAATCCCATCACCCCCGGACCGAATACCACCGCGCTCGGCATATTCCTTACGAAAAGGAAATAGGAAAAAACACTCTCAATAACGCGATGGACAGGGAGTGTAAAATTGAATAGATTAAAATTGCGTTTGTGCTGTTCGGGCGTTTCAGGTATATGCTCGATATCAGTAGTGTGTTCGTTATTATTTCGACGCGATTGAATTGATTTCCCAGGACGAGGAAGGTGAACATGAGAAGAATCCCGTATACGGGAATGATTAATTCTGTCGACACGCCCGGCACGTGCAGGAGGAAAGCTGCGAGCAGGCCCGGGACGAGCACTTTCGCGGATGAAATGTCTGGTACAATCATTATAGATGTACAACATATTTATATTTCATTCCAAAATTTTTTAAAGTTCTGGCGCGACACGCCGGGAAAATAGTGATCGATGATCTTAAAAATGTTCATTTCATCCTGGGTCAGGGGAGGGTCCGTGGGGGAGTATGGGGATGTTTCCTCAGTGTTATAAATAAATTCCAACAGTCGGGAGGACGTGAACCGTCTGGAGGGTATTCCACGGGATTCCACGTATTCCTGTATCTCATCGAATGTCGTCAATACTGAATCGCCATGCTGGGTGAAGAAGTCCTCCAGCCCCCCGTCGTACAGTTCGGCGTATTCGCCCTCGTTATCCGATCCCAGTTCCTCGTCGTATTCGTAATCCACCTCGATATATTCCATACTGATCCCTATATTTCACGTGGTACCATGTCTTTAACTTTTATTCACCCTGATGGAGTCGACCTCGCGGTCTGGTCGAGTCTCGTCAAGATAAACCAGGAGGAGGTCGTATATATTCTTCTGACCACTATTTTCAAAGAAATCGCGGATGCGTTCCTTCAGGGATTTCACCGACTCTGAGGCCTTCGCCGACTTAACGTTGTGACTAACCACCACCGAATGCTTCTCGGACTTGACCGCGTCGATCTGACCGGCGGACATTGCCTGCTTGATGTAGTTGCGTAAATCCTTCTCCCTGTTTCGCAGGACCCGGGTGTCGGAACCGATCTCCTTAAGTTGGTTCTTTAGGTTTAACCACTCCTCCAAACGTTGTTTGAACTCTTCATTTAAGGACATTTTGTAATATATTCAAGTAATAATAAATTAACACAAAAATTACGCGATTAAGCGAATTTTAATGTCGTTATTCAATAAAAACTAATAGGCGGAGGGGAATTCCATTCCGCGGCGCCCGGTGTCGGCCACGATCGTGGATGTATTGAAGATGCTCACGGGCTTGCGGGGGTTGATGGGCTCCTGACGGATGCTCTGGTTGGAGTTCCTCAGCGAGCCTGAAATCGACTCGGGGTACCCAATCTGTTGCCGAGTATCGAGAAAGCTCTGTCCCTTGAGAATGTCGGTAGGCAGAAGCATGCCGCTGTCCTCCGCGGGGGCGGGGGCGAGGCTGGGTAGGAGGCTAGAGCTCACACCATTGCCAGGGAATCCCATGTCTGGCGCGGCAGCCATCCCTGAGTTCTCGATGGGGGATCCCCGGATTTGGTCACCGATGGCCTCATACCTGGATCTCGAGTAGAATACCCACCCGATAACTGCAGCCACCGCCAAGGCCACGACTGCCAGAAAAATCTTCATGTTCTTGGGGGTATTTCGCATCACTTTATAATTAAGTTATGAAAAAAAATATATCAATCCTCGAACTCGTCCTCCCCCCCACTCGAGACTTCCTCGTCATTTTCGAACAGCGATGTCGGCACCACCCTCTTGGATGCCCTCGTCCTAACCCTGCGAATCTGGACGAGATCGTAGATGGACTCGATGGAACTCTTCAGGAGCTCGATGGCGGTGAGGTCCACCGCGATCGACGTGGTGGAACCCACTTCCGGGAATGCCTCGATTTCCTGATTATCTTCGTCGAATGATCGAGAATCGGCGGTCTTCCTGACCCGGAGGATTCCCGACTGGACCGACGGCCTGTAGGCCGACTGAATTGTGAGGTCGTTTAGCTCCTTCCCAAACCAGGCCATCTTCGAACGCTTCGCCTTGTCCACGATGAGGTCGTCCACCCTGGAGAGACTCCCACATTCCGCCTTGCTGACGTCGAAGTGGATGTCGACATCGCCGACCTCCACGACCTTGATATTCCTGATAATAATGGGATCCGACAATTTGGCGGCGATACGCTTTACACCGTTTTCATCGACAACAATCTTCTTGGAGAACTTCATTTTGTAATTTGAAGATATAAATAATAAAGAAATATAACGCACCTGATTTTTTTTTACTATCAGGTATTATATATGTCGTGGACGAAGGTGTTAAGACTATTCCACAAGGTCACAGAAAATAAGATGAAAGACCACGTAGGGAAATATATTGGGGGAGGCACCTATGGGGCCGTGTATGAATGGGGGAGAGATGGCCGATACGTCATCAAATTTTTCAAGCATTACAGCGAGATGAATATGAAGGAAGTAAATATTTCCATCTACGCAGGCCTGAAGGGTTTCGGTCCCAAAATTATATACGCAAATCCAACCATGTTCCGAGACAAATCGACGAAAGATTCAAGAAACATGGTGGGCTACATGGTCATGGAACGTCTCACTTGCACACTGAGAGATATAAAGGTGAATGATATGTATGACCAGAGGGTTGAAAAAATGATTCGCACTACCGTCACACAAATGCACGACGCGGGAATTCTTCACGGAGACCTCAGTTCCAATAATGTTGGAGCTTTCATAAGGAATGGTGTGGTTCGGTGTATACGTATATTCGATTATGGAGCGAGTATCAAGATCGATCCACGCACCAGGAGGACTTTGAAGGATTGGTACTATAGGGGACTCGCGGCGGCGTGGCAAATGCAAGAAGTTCGCGCTAACATAGCTTTTGGTTACCTTAACCAGCACACCACCGAATTTAAAAACAATGAAAAGGTACCGTGGCGGGAGGCGCAATTGTTGCGTAAGCCGGAGAGGGGCGACGCCTTTTACGAAGAGTTTGTACGTGCCAAGAAAATCTCCCACAAGAAAGCACTAAATTATTCAGTTAAAGTAAAAAAAATACCAGATATTACGGATTTAAATAATGTTGGTCTGACGTTCGTCAACCGGGAGGGTCGCTTGGTCCCAATTAATCCCCGTAAATCCCCGACCAAGTCTCCGATCAAGCCCCGCGCCAAGTCTCCGATCAAGCCTCGCGCCAAGTCTCCGACCAGACCCCGCGCCAAGCCCCGCGCCAAGCCCCGCACCAAGCTTATCAAAAATCCCCTGACGGGTCGATATATCTCGAAGTCATCATCCACCTACAAAAAACTTGTCCTGCTGGGGATGGTCAAGAATAACCGGGTGGTTCCCGCCGGAATGGTGAAGGATCCCACGACCGGCAAATTCATCAAGGTGGGGGGAGGGCTCCACCGGAATCTCGTTAAACTCGGAATCATTAAGTCCAGTGGCTGAGATCCTGGGTCCACAGATCACCTGCACCCATAGTCTGTAACTCGTTCAGGGACTCATTCAATTTTTTGCACTCGGCCAGAAGCTCCGCGACCCTCTCCTCCGTGTATGAGTAGGTCGGAATCTTCCACAGGGTGTCCAGGTTGGTGAAACCCCTGGCAATCAACTCCTCATCAACGTCAGTCTTTTTGCGTCGAAACACCACGAGACTCCCGTTGACGATGCCCTCTATGAATTTCATCTTCATGGTGAGGGCCTTCAGTTCCCCCTCCATCCGAGTCACCAGGCTTGCCTTTCGAACGGAATAGAATTTCAGTCGCTCCTCGCAGTATTCCCGTAAAATGTCTAGGGTACTGTCAAACAACTTGATGCCGTCACGCCCCACCAGGTGCATGTTGGAGGTCTTCACCGACCGGGAAAGGAGGAAATCCTTCTCCGGGTCGTGGCCGGTGTAACCCCTGATCGAGAAGTCGACGGCGACGTCGGTCGACTGATTCACGTAGTCCTTTATGATCGACTTTTCCACCAGGGTGTCCAGCCTCTCCTTGAACGAGGTGGTCGCACAACCGGGTGGCAACTCTGAAATCGTAATGCTCCTGAGGCGATCGTCATACGTGTAAACACCCTTGAAAATATAGGTATTCTCGTCAGACTGCTGGGTGGTACCACCGAACCCCCTCACCCAGGGTCGCATGGGCTTCATCGGTTTTCCTTTCAGGAAACGCTTGATGTTGTCAACGATGTCCACCGGATTGTGGGGAGGAACCGACGTGGAGAACCCTGTAGCGATGCCCTCCGCCCCGTTCACCAGCACCATGGGGAGGGTGGGGTAATAGCACTCCGGTTCGATCTTGACACCGTCGTCGTCGAGGTATTTCAGACAGGGATCGTCGCGGGGATCAAATATCCGGGAGGTCTGGGGATTGAGGCACGTAAAAATGTACCTGGCGGAGGCGTGGTCCTTTCCGTTGAGAAGCCTGGACCCGAACTGACCCCCCGGAATCAACAGATTTATGTTGTTTGATCCCATGTAATCCTGTGCCATGCCAACGATCGCCTCCTGGAGGGAAACCTCCCCGTGGTGGTAGCACGTCTGCTCCGAGACGTAACCGCTCAGCTGACTCACCTTGATCTCATTCCGAAGATTTTTCTTCATGCACGCGAAAATGATTTTTCTCTGTGAGGGTTTCAGTCCGTCACGAATGTCGGGAATGCTCCTCCTGATGTCGGCGGCGCTGAACTGGATCATTTCGCGGTCGATGAAATCGGTGAGGTTCACGCTCCTAATCTTTCCGTATTCCAGGGACTGGGTGGGATTCTTGGAGAAATTGACGAGCCATTCCTTGCGTGCCTCGATGAATTTCTTGTCCTTGTCGAAGGCCTTCTTCATCGTCTCCGAATCTCCCCCCTGGTCCTGGAAGATGATTGTCAGTTTGTTGATCTTTTCGAAATACTCCTTCGCCTCCCGGGAGGTGGAGGTACCCAGCCCCTTGTAATACTTCACCGACACCTTCCGGGTGTTCCTCTCCATCCACTTCTCAAAATCCTGAATCGTGTAGAATTCAATGGACCCCCCCACCTTGACCACCGGGGTGAACATGCATTGCACGAATCCCAGGTTTATCAGCTCGGGCCAGAAATGGTAAATCATGTTGAGGATCAGCCCCCTGATGTGCTGGCCGTCCACATCCGCGTCGGCCATGATGAGGATCCTCCCGTAGCGGAGGGACTTGGTGTCCCGGTAGACCTTTCCCTGCTGAAGCCCGATGATTTTCTTGAGGTTGGTGAATTCTGCATTTTCGCTGAGACTCTTGGCGCTGGCATCGCGGACGTTTCGGGGTTTCCCCCTGAGGGGGAACACGCCGAATTTATCCCTCCCCACCACCGAAAGACCCGAGATGGCGAGGGTCTTGGCGGACAGCCCCTCCGTCAGGATCAACGTGGTCTGGTCGGACTTCAGCCCTCCCGCCCAGTTGGCGTCGTCCAGGTTGGGGATTCCGTAGATTTTCGTATTCTTCCTCCCGTCACTCCGGGAGGCCTCCCGAAATTCGTTGAGGCGCGATTGACTTTCGAGATCCTCCTTGAGAATGGTCAGACACGACTTGATCAGGGCGGGGGTCACCTGGAACCGGGATCCAAAGTCCGCAACCCTCGATGATAATTCCGTCTTGGACTGGCTGGTGAACGAGGGATTCACCAGCGTCGAATTCACGATCACGAACATCGTATTCTTGATTTGGATTTTCGGAATTTTGTACTTCTTCCCTATTTCGTCGATGATTTGATTGACGACGTGGGAGACGTGGGTGCCCCCGCTGGTGGTGTTGATTCCATTCACGAATGAAACCTGCTGGAAGCCCCCACCCAGGGAGGAGGAGGGGGCGATCAACACGTCCCACCGTTCCTGGGAGGCTGTCGCCACCCGGACCTCCTGGGTCCCCAAGAAGTAGTTTGCGTAATCCCTCAGGGATTTCACCTGAATGGGGGTCTGGTTCAGGGTGATCTTGCACTTCGGCACGATGGCGGCGGCGTCGACGGCCCTCCGGCGGAATAGATTCACCACGTCCGGTGTCAACCCGTCGGACATTTTGAATCTCGCGAAATCGGGAGAGAATTCCACCGAGATGGTGGACTTCTTCCCCGAGTACTTGGTGATCTTGGGCTTCCCCACGCACTTCATGTTGTTCTCCCACGTCTGTTTGTAATGTTTTTTGTTTTCGGAATCGTGAATTTCCACCGTGAATTCTGAGCTAAATATGTTGGTGGCCTTGGCACCGATTCCGTTCATGCCCCCCGTGATCCTCTCCTGCGAATCGTCGTAATTTGACGAGGTCAGGAGGGTGCCGAATACCAGTTCCGGCGTGATGACACCCGATTCGTGCATGACGACGGGGACGCACCCCAGATTTTCAATTTTTATTTTGTTTTTTTCGATGACGATATCTATTTTGTTGTTTTTGTTATCCATGGTGTACTGGTCCACCGCATTGACGAGGACCTCGTCGAAAATCTTGAGAATTCCCTCGGGGTACGTGATCCTCTTCTTCTCAAAAAACTGTTCACCCGAGAAGACCCACCGCTCCGATTCGTCCGGATCTACCGACCCAATATACATACCGGGTCGGGTTATCACATGATCGTGGAGGGTCTTCCTCTCATACTTGACAGTCATCTTAATACTACTGCTTCATTATACCTCGGTGCAAAAATAATTTGAGGATATTTTTTTTTCTGTGAAATTACCTTAAAATTTCCCGGAAAAAAATAAGAACGTTTAGGTGGTCTTCGCGAGGAAGAACGGATTATAGAAATAATACGTAGTAAACGTCGCAAAAATGGGCGAGGAGAGCATGGCAACTGCCGACGCGGCAGTGTCCCCGCGGGCGGAGAATGCAATGGAAAGGTACATCGGTATTGTGATGGATGACCAGAATGCAATCACGTTGGTGGGAATTCCCTTGGTTATAATCATACTCGTCAGGGGGGGTATGGTGATGAGGAGGATGATGACCAGCAGGTTCTTTGCCAGGTTGGCGTTCGAGCCGAATATCGGCCACTGGTCCACGGCGTACGCGAAGAGTAAAACAATAAACTGAACATTCAGAGGCTGATACCAGAAAGCGTTCTCTTCACCAGACAACACGAAGGCCCCGAACAGAGCCAGTGCAAGGTAAATCGACAAAGCAGGTACAAGCCACGGTCTTTCCATTAAAACAGGGAAATATTAAAATTTTATGCCTCCGGGCCGTAAATATATGGCATCACGTAGGGGGTGAACAAAAGGGTGGATGCTGTGTTGAACCCGAGGAGGACCGCCAGCATCAGGAACGTTCCCGGTTTGGGAAGTTTGCTGGAAGACTTCTGAATAAAATAGCTAAAATAGAAAAGAAAGAACGTACTGACTGCCGGCACGGGATTCCTCGCCGCGTCGGTCAATCCTCCCAGCTGGGCCAGCATAAAAACCCCCACGAATGGAATGAGGAGGAGGAATGACCACAATATGTCTTTCGTCATTCGTTCCGTGCGATTAAGATAATAAATAAGGAATGAAGGGAGCATGATGGAATTCCACAAAGCCAGGGACTTGAATGCACTCATATACTATATATCCCACAATTTTTTTATTGTTTCAATTTCGTCAGGTATTGGACGAATACGCCCATCACCAGCATGACCGCCACAGTCGCGGCGGAGGTGAAACGCCCCACCTTGTCTGAGGGATCGGTGCCCGTACTCACGGAAGAAAATATGATTGATCCAGCCATGATGAGGGACCACAATCTAACCAGCATTACGTCCACGTGTCCGCCAGTCAGGGTGGTAATAATGTATAATGATAAAAATATGAAAAACGAGGTATCCACTAAAATCCTGTAAACTGACACGTCCTTCCCCGTCTTGAGACGAAGGACCCAGTTTGTAACCAGGTCGAAGAGGGCCACCAAAAACCCGATGAAGACGACCGGGCCCAGGGTGGGATGCGATGCAACCTTCGCGAGCATATGTCATTACACATGAAATTTTAATTTACCACGAACTTGCTTAGGCCGATGACGGCCGCTGGAACCACCCACCTGACGGCGGTGGGTTTCTCCAGGTCAACCCCACTGAGTGATAACGGGATGACGGACAGAGCGATAAGCGCGAACGTCACCTTAATGGTTCGATTAAACACCGCCTCATCCTCGAACGTCTGAAAATAAAAAATTGCAAACACCGCCGACGATGCGACATAAAGAGCAACGAAGGCTGTGTGGGACACAATATCCATCACGGGTCGCGCGGGTCCCTTCTGGGAGGACGGATTCACGAGATGGATAGCCTGATTAAGGGCCAAAATAATGAAATAAGCCATGAAATAATAGGCGACAATCCCAATCCCAGGAATTTCCATGATACTAGCATTAACTGCTAAAATTATTTTCTCCTGTCGGTGACGTGGGCCCCACAGATTTTTCGACTCTCCTGGATTTTTTCGTAGACACCCATGGACTGTGCCATGTCCTTAACGACATCCAGGTTGTCCCAGAAGTTCTTGGAGTGGGAGTATTCGGGGACGGTCTGGTGACAAAATTCGTGCAGCAATACGTGCATGATCTCGTTGGCCTTTCCGTCGATGCAAACAGAGATCTCTGAACCCTTCAGCGAATTCCACCCGAGGACGTTTCCCCCCCGATAGTGATATCCCGCCAGTACCACGGGGCGGCTCAGGTGTTCAAAACGAGTTCCCCTCAAATTGGAAAGGAATTTATAGTATCTTTTCTTGGCCAGCTCATATTCTGGGTACTGGGGGATGAGCGCCAGGAGGAGGAGGAATATGAATGCAACAATGATCTCGACAACCATGCAATACTGATATATGCAAATAAATTTAACATGCGACAAACTAAGTTAAAGAAAATGTAAAACTAAAACAAAGAAGAAATGTTTTGCGTGTTTAGTTCCATCGGACCCCACACCGAGCAACGCTCAGAAAATTGCGGACTGAAGGTTTCAGGTTTTTTTGTCACGGCGAACGAGGCCAAGAAACATGTTTTGCGACTGCACGAACTCGACCCCCTGGTGGATCGACTCATCGCCCCGGTCAGCGAGTGGATCGTGACTCCCCTGAACAGGTCTCAGATTGCTGATTCTGAATACCAGGAGAATCAGATCGAGAAGATTAAGAAAAGCATCAAGGAGAGGAACGTGGAGGGAATGAAAGCCTTCGCCGACCGGAAGGAAAAACTTCTCCGGGGAGAGTTGGAACCTTCGGAGGGTATGAAGGTGGAGTCTAAACCACTTCCGTCCGTCAGTGAAGTGGATGAGATGCAAAATGATGATAACGCAATTCTCAGTGATCAGGTGGACTGTCCTGGACAGACTCACGCCGTGATATCTATTGACTGGGTGGACCCGAATCCTGAACACTTTCTGGTCCGGTTCGAGAGCTACCACTCTTCGCTGAAGGAGGCCAGCGATTCTGCCGAGGAGGCCCAGAAGAGGGATGCCACTCACGACCGTTATGTTGTGGAGATGTATAAGTGGGTTGCACTTCCCCCCGACTCATCCCAGATTGAGAATATTACCTACACGGACGAGAAACTGGACGAAATCATGAAGGGATACAAGAAAAATCAAAAGGATGCGGCATCCATGCTGGAGTCTCGAATTGAGGGTAGTTCGGGAGAGTTAGATGTATCGGACAAAAATTCAATCTTCTACAGCAAGAATGACGCCAAGCCGGTCTCACACCCGGCCGATCACCTGGACCGCCTCAGGGCGGAGAACCCCGACGCCACGACGGAGGACATTGTCAAGATGGCGGATAAAATCGTTGAGGAGGAAATCAAGGCGAGGGAGAGGGCCCTCGCCAAGGGGAAGGGAAAGGCACTTATGTAGTTAATATAATTTGATCAAATCTATTTCCAAAAATATTGATTTTGGGAAATAAATTTAGGGTGTGGCTCACTTACGGAGGCGGGACTTGGGGGAACGACCTGACGATTTCGGAGTCCGGTTCTTCATCCGCGCCGCCCGCGCCCGCCGGTTTGCCGCCATACGTTCACGAAGCGCCCGAATCTGGAGGTTCAGGATGGCACGTTCGCGTTTGAGTCTTTCCTCCTCCAGGACCATATCCCAAAATGCCTTGGCCGTTATGGTATCCATTATACAGTGGGGACATAAAATTAATTTTATTCCCCCTTCTCCAGGAAGGCGATGGAATACGACTGGACCCCCGTGGGTCGCTCGATTCCCGTGGCAACCATCCGATCCTCCGGCTTGATCTGCTTTACATACATACCGGAGGGAGACGTGGTGGTTTTGAAGCCGTCCATCACGTCGGTGGCCTTTCCATAATATCCGTCACTCTCCACCTGGTCCATATCGTCTGGAAACATGGTCCTCATAAATGACGTTCGCCAGGCCACCAGGATGATCAAAATAATGATCGACAAAATGATAATAAGTTGTGATCGACACACTTTCATTTTGTTTATTATTATTTGATATTTTAAATTTTAACTATTACCGTTGATAGGGATTTACTGAAAATGACGCCCAAAATGAACGCTACGAAAATGGCTAGGAGGACGGTGGAGGGGAGGGACTTCAGCCAGTCCATGAAGGTCCCACCAGACTCCTGTTCCTGATAAATAGGTTCTTCTTGTTGTTCGTAGAAAAAATCATCGGCCTTCTGTTCGGGATCGACTTCCATTTATTATATCGTTACTATTTTTTAGTTGGAAATAAACGCACCGCTCAATCGTCGTCATCTCCAACAAATTCCTCGTCCTCGTCCTCGTCCTCGTCCTCGTCGTCATAATCCTCGTCCTCGTCCTCCTCCTCCTCCTCACTCGATTCGCTGACTTCGTCGTCATCGACCACGAAATCTTTTAGGGACTCCCCGTCGGACTCGTCCCCCTTGTCACTTTCGCTATCCGAGATATCAGAGAAACCTTCGACATCTATATCCATATCACTATCATAATCGCTTTCCCCAAAATCATCCTCAAAATCGATAGGGGGAGGGCTGTAACGGTTCGGAGTCTTGACTACGCGGGTGGAGCGCCTCATTTTTCTATTTATTATTAATGTTATAATTTTTTTTAACTTACTTCCTTCGCCACCTCCAAAACCCTCTTTCCCTCAATAGACAATTCGTTGGCGAGAGCCGTTACAATATCAATGTCGTCTGAGTCTCCTGCTATGAATGCTGAACTAATGCTCGATAGACTATCAACGGCCCTCTGTAAAACTATGTCGGCCTCCTCATAAGTTCCCATTAGCATAAATTGTTCCTCGTTTTTCGAAGCATTTTCAATTAAAGATTTAAATTTTGCAATGTAATTCTTAGTATTGGAATAACTCTCTTTGTCAACATTTTCGTAGTAACTCGCTTCCTCCACGATCCGGTCCAGCTCGGGGGTTTCCAGCTTCTCCCACCCCACCTCCTCCCCCTCCTCGCCGTCGTACCCCTCCCGGCTCCGCTTAAAGAGACTGTAAGATAGGAAGCTGATCAACGAAATAATTATAATAAACATCACCCAGCTCATGAATTCCCTGGAATAGAATGAGATTTTATAAATTCCACAATTCGCGGTGGAATCGATATTCTCCTACCCTCGTACCCGGAACACTCGTCGTCGGTGCATTCGGAGTGAAGAATGCCATCGATCATCCGAAACCACACGTGATTTCCCCGATGCTCCCTCTGGACCCTGGTGCAATACCGACACGTCGTGATTATCGAGTGAGAATTTTTCCTCATGATCAATTTCGTAACCCTCAGGTTTTTGTGGTGATACGTGTGGAGAAATCTCTCCAGTATGTTTCCCTCCTGGAGGTCGACCCTCCCCACGTCCACGTGGGGGTTCAGCTCCGACGTCGTATCGTGTATGCTAAATTTCTCTAGCAATTCCTGGGGACTCCCGTGGATGTCGTGGATTCCATCCTCGTTTACCAATTTGTAGGGAATGTAGGGAATATCGTACGAGTTACTGGCCTTGTTATATTTGTGATTGAATATCATCCTGAAGCCCGTGCCGTAGGGCCTGGAGTCCATAAACTCTGCCCAGTTGTACCCATCGAATTCCCTGCGGTTATTTAGATCCTGGACCAGTCGGGTGAGGAGTCCCCGGGCCTCTCGAGAATTTACTTGTTTGTGGGGGAAGACAATATGAATTCCCTGTTTTTTCTCTCTGAAACACGTGGCAACCATCGCATCTCCTCCCCCTATCCTGCGGTGGCACAGCGTCAGGAGGGGGTGCAGCAGCGACACGTCCAGGGAGTCTGATTTTATATCTATATCCAGGAACATGTTAAATCTGTTCCTCTGAGTCTGCTCGACCATGCAGACGGGTATTCCCTCACTGATCTCCCCCACCATCCACGTGTAGAAGTCGCGCCGCCTTTCGTGAGGAACGCTGAACTTGCCACTTTTCAGTGACACATGGCTCAAGGGCTGACCCGGACTCCATCTGAATTGGTCTGGCGACGACATTCTGGTGTCTTACCTTCCTCAGATCAAAAGGAATCTTTAACTCTGTATTATCAAGTAGATCGTAGAATCTATGATTATTCAGAATGGATCGCGTAATCAGTGGCCACTTCAACTTTTTCATGAATTCCCCCCAGGTGTCCCACGACATCTGAGAATTTTCATCGTAGCTCCTCTTGACTGACATCTTCAGCTGCCTGCGTTCCTCTGTGATACGCATTTGCTTATCGAACTGCATAACCATGAAGTTCATGATGTGCTGAGGGATGTCCACTTCTATGAGGTAGACGTGATAGACCGACAGCGGATATTGTGCGTCGACGAAGTAAAAATATTTGTACTCCCCGTGGTCCATCCTGAGGACGCCACGCGTTTCCTCCTCCAGTTCCCTGAGGGCCGTCTTCAGGGGGAAAAACACTTCCCTCTTTCTGCACCCCCCAGTGACGAAGGTCCAGTCCGAGAAGCGTTTATCCTTAACCGTGAGAAATTGACGTGGTCGTGCCTTCGTATAGATGACCGTTATAGCTTTATGATGGATCTGTGCCATCCTAAAATTATTGATGTTTTTTTCTTTAACTATTTTTTCATTCGAGTCCATCCCCCTCCACCTCCGGCTTGGGGGCCTCCTCCTGGGGGGCCTCCTCCTCCTCCTGAACCGATCGCGAAAGCATCCACATCCTCATGTTATTAATCTCCATGTAGAGGTAAATAATCAATGCAACCAGGAGGAAGAAAATTGTACCGACGATTAGTTTTTGCATTTACTGTTAACTCCCAAAAGTATTTCTGTTAATTCCCGCGCTTATCTCGTCGCGCGAGGTGGGTTCCTCCGGGTCCATCAGGCCGGACACCCCCGCCCCCTCGAGCGGCTCCCCCCCTGACGATTTTAATTCCCTCTGAAGATTTTCGGAAAAGAATGTCTTGTGGAGGGTTCCCCGGGTGGTATCGTATGTGAGTAAGACGACAATGATAGATAGAATTATTGCGAATATCATGTATTTCGGTTTCCACCAGCTCATCATTTAAAATAATGTGACATAATTATTTTCTACTTTTTCAGGTTCGCCTTCTCCTTCTTCGCGTTGGCGCGGGCCTTCCGCTCGGCTGCCTGGGCCACCTTGATATCCTTGGAGATCTTGATGGCCGCCTTCTTGTCCTGGCGATTCATGGCGAGCTTCTTCTTCTTGATGAGCCTCGCGAGCTTCACGACTGCCTTCCGTTGAGCCTTGACAAACCTGGCGAGCCTGAGGAGACCCCGGGCGCGCTTGCGGTCGGCCCGGATCTTGGCGGCCCGGAGCTTGGCCGCCAACATGGCGACCTTCTTACTCTTCTTCAGGGCCATCTTTTGCTTCTTGATCATCTCGGCGCGGCGCTTGGCGTCCATCTTCTTCTTGACGGCGACGACCTTCTTGACGCGCTTGGAGAGGGCCTTCTTCGCCTTGATCGCGGCGGCACCCTTCTTGACCAGCTCGGAGCGGCGCTTGGCGTCCATCTTCTTCTTGACGGCGACGACCTTCTTGACGCGCTTGGAGAGGGCCTTCTTCGCCTTGATCGCGGCGGCACCCTTCTTGACCAGCTCGGAACGACTCTTCTTTACAATCTTCCGAATGCTTCCGTTCATCTTGATCATGCCACCGGAGAGCACCGAATTCACTGACTTGCATGCCTTCGATTTCCACGCCGAGCGGTTTACGACCTTGTTGCTTCCAATCTGCTTGATGTGGTTCTCGTGATGACTCAGAGACCCCCCCACGGCCCGGATGGCCTTCATGACGATCTTGCTTTTCGTCATGTCCGAGTGGTACTTCTTCGCGAGACGCTTCGTCGCGACGTTGTATGCATTGGGGAACATTACATTTGAATTGCGACCCCCGCAGATGGAAAAAATCACCAGGATAGGGAGCTTTTCCTCCAGCATGATGAACTTGCTAAGGGCGCTCCGGGTGACCCCCTTCTTCTTATTGTCAAGCGCTGCCTTGAGCTTGTCAAAGAGCTTAACGGAGGCGGGTGAAATGTGGAAATACTTGGTGGTGTATCCTTCGAATGAGCGTTCGGGGGACTTGACCATGTTCTGTGTTATTTGTCAAGATTTTATTTTTTAACGAGGCCCAGGAGAGTTGCTATGTTTGTCACTGACCGGGTGGTACTCACCGGCCTCCTAAGTCGAAGGGTCTGCAGTTCGTTGTCGTCGGATTGTCCGTTGAATATCATGTCCTCAGCCTCCCTGGTTCTTTCCACCAGGGTCTTACACTCCACGCGGGCTTGCTGCTTGGGGGCAGATTCGTAGGTGCTTTCGCTGGAACAGACCTTAAATGGCAGCTTGATGCAGTCAGGCAACTGCACCTCATATCCCACGCTGTTTATTCGGTAATCCCTTATGTCCAGGGTGCCCCCGAACATTTTCAGACAGAGGCGGGAGGGCGCCGCCACGAGGGGGGTCACCACCCCATACATCCTCTTCCTCATCAGCATGATTCGCTCGATGGCCCGCGAACTCTTTGTCGAATTTTTCATATCGAGATTGTAACGCTTGAGGCACTCGAACGAGCAAAAGGTTCCGACAGTTTCGAAGTGACCATTCTTATAATTGATGGGGTAACCTATTGGCATACAGCCCTCAAACAATTTGTGACAACAATTCCAGCAGCACGGGTGCTCCATTTATATTGGAACTTTGCTTTTTCTTTTAACTTGGTTACCAACTTAAAGGGACGAAACCAAATAAATAAAATGAGTCTGCCCACTATTTTTGAAAATGTCTGGAACGCGCTGGGTCCCGGTTTTTCCGAGAGCATCTATCATAATGCAATCATGATAGAACTCAGATCCCACGGTATTAACTACGAGTCGGAGAGAATAATTCCCGTCACGTACATGGGTCAGTGCGTCGGAAACGTGCGATCTGACCTCATAGTGGACGCCGGGTACCCCACCGTGGTGGAGATAAAGGCGGTCCGGTCCCTCAGGGACGAACACCGCACACAACTCAAGAATTATTTGAAAATTCTCGATATAAAGAGTGGATATCTGGTAAACTTCCCACAGTCTGTCGAGGCTGAAGAAGTGGAGGTCGAAGAATACGCTCGCGAGTCCTGAAGATACACGTCAAAACCCCCCGATGCCTGTCGACCACACTGGTGTGCCTCTTTCGGAAAATCATCTATCATTTACACATATTTTAATTTTAGGGGATGAAGGTGGCTTCGTCGGGGTTCAGGACGGACTTAGCGTAGGCCATGGACAGGAACGAGTGGATCATGGGTATGTCCAGGGGGTGTTTGATTTCCAGGTGGAATGGGGCCTCCTTGAAGAATGATAAGATGTCCCCCTTGTGGGTGGGGTCGCTGAGTTTCTCCATGACCTGGAATGATTCCCTGAGCCACAAGACGTGGGCGGAATTGGTTCCATCGAAATTAGCGATACCAGACATTTGTTTGATATATGCACGTCCTTTTAATTTGCATCCTTTGACGCAATAAAAATATTTGTTTACATTAGTATGTCGGTGCTGAAAATAGTTCCGACCTATATGTGGAAAAATAAGTTCTCGTCCCGGAGGGAGAGTTCGACGTACCTGAGGAAGTCCTTCGAGACCCTCGGGCCGACGTACATAAAGATTGGCCAGCTGATTGCCAGTCGGGGAGACATATTCGACGATGTCCTGGTGAACGAGATGAAAACCCTGCAGGATAGATGCAAACCCTTCGACAGTCTTCAGGTGATCGAGAGGAACGTCGATTTTTCTAAATTCATCTACGTGGACCCCGAACCCCTCGCCTCTGCATCCCTCTCGTCGGTGCACAAGGCCAAGCTGGTGGGGGGTGGGGACGTCGTCATCAAGGTCCTGCGACCCAACCTGAGGGAGACAATCGAGTCAGACCTGAACGACATACAGAAAATTCTGATGCTGGGAGCACTGATTAACCCATCGATGAACGAGGTAAAATCCCTGGTCGATGAATGGAGGCCCTTCATCCTGGAGGAACTGGACTTGAATCACGAGATAGAGAACATCAGGAGATTCGCTAGGATGGGGGAGTCCCTGGAGTGGCTCAGGGTCCCCGGCGTCTACGCCGACCTCTGCTCGCCCGAACTGATCGTCATGGATTTCATAGAGGGCGCGCGGATCGACCAGGTCCCCCCCACCATGGACCCGGACCTCGTGGCGAGGACTCTGTTGACCTTCACCTTCGACCAGGTCCTCGAGTATCAGATGCTCCACGGCGATCCCCACGCCGGGAATGTTCTCATCACCCCGGAGGGAAAGATTTCGTACATCGACTACGGACTGTGCGTCACGTTCGATTCCTCCACCCGCCAGAAACTGACGATGCTCCTCCGGGCCACCGTCGAACGCGACATAGATACATTCTACGATCTCCTCGTCGAGCTCGACATAATCATCACGTACGGATCGTCCACCGACATAAAGAGGTTTTTGCGTGTATTTTTTCTCTACCTGGACAGGCCCCTGGACACCGTCGACATCACGGTCATGAGGGACCTGGAAAATGGGAGAAAATTTAGATTCTCCATCAAGTGGATAATCTTCTTCAAGTCCGTCGTCTGCATCGACGGCATCAACAAGACGTTTTCGCAAGTCCAACTCAGGGACGTCCTGGTGAATTATTCAAACCAGAAATTCGGGGATTCATTCGATCCGAGGGGGTTCCTCACCCTGCTCACGGCCATGCCCGCGTCGGTTAGAACCATAAATACTGGTATATCCCTCCTCGAATCGACAATATTGGCAGAAAACCGAAAAATTTCTGGAGATATTGCGAGGTTGCGGTGGTTCCTAATCCTCGTCCTCGCCGCGGAGATCCTTCAGCATGGTTGAGGGGGCTTCCACCCCACCGGACTCCGATTCGGTCAGGGACCGAAGGAGTTCCACGTCCCTCTTGGCGATGTCGCGAAAGGTAGACTTCATGGCCTTTCGGCGCTCCACCCTCCTCTCGTTGAGTTTGACCAGGGCGGGGGGAATCTTGATTGTGACAGACTTCATTATGTTAGTTAGAGGCAAAAAAAAAGTAAATCAAATGGCGGGGGGGAACACGTGGTCCCGGGAGAGGGTCCTCGATTTGAAGAATAAACTGGAGAATTCCGTGATCAAATTTAGCCGGGACAGGAAAATTGAATCCATCGACGGGGTGCCCGCCCATGAATTCAAAAACTCGGTGCCCTACTCGGTAATTTTAGACATTTTTGCAATCACGAGGACGCAGAAAATGTTTGAAATTAAGGAATTATATCGTGGTAACAGAAAAAGAACGGGTATACTTATTGGTTATTGAATGGGTTTTTGGCCAAGACCCTCTTGGCGGTCGTGAAGTCCTGTGGGAAGAAGTTGGACTTGTAGGGATTCTGCCTCGTCAGGGAATTGTTGACATAGTTCTGGCTGATGCCCTGGCCCCCCTTGCCCCCCACGGCGGAGGTCGACCTGGAAATCCTCTGTCGAGTGGTGAAACCCCCACTCGTCTGGGTGACGTTCGATATCCCCCCCGGTGCCAGGTAGGAGTTCGGGGTATTCCGTTTGGTGACCTTGGCCCGGGTGGCGTTCTGGGCCATCTGGGTTCCGGGGACGAAGGTTGACACCCCCGGCTGTTTTCCCAGGAACGTCCTGGTCTTGTTGTTGTCGTTTCTCAGGTCGGTGGGGGTGGAGGAATTCGTGGGTTTATTTATCAGGGTGGGGGTCGAGAACGTCAGGCCGTCCGTCCTGGTGTTCGTCGCGGAGCGGTGGGTCTGACGTTTCTCTCGCAGGAAGATGCCCCTGGCGGGGGCGCCCGACGCCCTCCCCCCCTGGCCCTGACCCCTGGAACCCGTGCCGGCCTCCCTGACGAATACCTTGGATGGTCTGTTATTCGAAAATTTGAAGTCCCGGCTGGTCGAGGTGGGCACGAAGAACGAGGCGTGGTTGTTCCTCCCCGGGAGGGATGTCAACTTGTACTCCCCCACGTTGCCGGGGAGAATGCGGAATTTCTGATGAAATCCGCCAGTGGCCTTCACCCCCGGTCCCACCCCCAGACCGGGACCCACGTTCATACGCTCCACCGGGGCGATGTTGTTTTGAAGGTGGGACACGTTGTATCGATTCTTTGCCTGGTAGACGGGCTGGCCCTGGACGTAACGATTCCCGTCGGGGGCGATGTCGTGGAATGGCTGGATCTCTCGCTTCTTCTGAAACTGGACGCCAGACACGGGGGAGTCTCGGTAGGCCACCCCCGTGTGACCCTGCAATTTCATGTCCAGGTTGCGGTTCGGCTGGGAGAGGGATCCGGAATAGAAGGGCATGGGGTGGGACGTGATGTGGTGGACCCCGTTGGTGCCGGTGTCGAACTCGTCCATCTCAGTGAATCCCTCTCGCTTCTCTATAAGATTACCCAAAATTGCCAGGCAAAGCAATGAAATTACTGAAATTTCCTTATTCATCCTCACTTTAGTCTAGCACAAGAAATTTAAAATCTGAACTCGTAACCCCGCGTGGACACGGGATTCCACCCCTGCACCTTGACTGGGGCGGTGATGTGGAGGTTTGGAAAATCGTACGAGTGGGCGTTGTAGTGCTTGTTGAACACCTTGGTCGTCTGGGGTCTCAGGGCGTCGTCCACGCCGACCAGGTGGGAGGGGGGACCCTT